TGGTACTGGAAACGGTTCAACTACTTTTAATGTTCCTGATCTTGCAGGTAAATTTCCACAAGGTAAAAGTGGTACAACTAACTTAGCAACAACTGGTGGCGCTAATACAGTTACTGTAGCTGTAACTAATAACCAAGACATTGCTAATAACCAATCAGTTACGGTTACAGGTAGTATTTCAAATACTTCTTTAACTGTTGCTCAGTTAGCTTCTCATAACCACTCAGCATCTCAGATAGAAAGAATTGGACAAAAAAACCCAGCTGGACCTATCTCACAGATTGCACCTGTTGGTAATATTCCATCACAGCCTCACGGTTCACCTAATGCTTTAACTTTAGGTAGTGCAGGTTCTGGAACTGGTCATAACCACTCTCACACTTTAAGTGGTACAATGACAGGTAACGTGGCCTTAACTGGAGCTGTAACTGCATCGGGCACAAATTCGTTTTCACCTTTTGTAATCGTTCAATACATTATTAAACACTAGGAGATATTTATGGCTACACAAATTGTAATATTTAACGGAGACCAAATACTTGTAGATGATACAACAATTATACCTTGGTCAGACAAAGGTAAAAACTTTCAAGCATCTTGGTGTCCAAACAATTATCATGTTGTAATTTGGAATAGTCAGCCTGGTCAAAATGAAATACAAACTAAAGATGCCTCTACTGGTATGATGACAGGCAATGTAAGTCTTAGTGCTACGTCTGATGCTGTTGGAAACACAACAGTTGCAGATTTACTTGTATGGGCAGAAACAAGACTCTTACAAATTGAAGAAGCCCACACTGATTATGCTGCAGCAGTATCTAGTGATGCAACTAACGGCACGACAGAAGCAGAAGGCAAAACTTGGAAAGATTACGATCCTAATTATTCTTAATTAAATAATGTATAAATAGTTGGTGATGCCAACAATTTTGTGGTTGGTCAAACACTGGCCTCCAATGTTCTATTTCACAACCTTTGTAAATAACACCGTCTCCTTCATTTATAACTATTGGCTTGTCTCCCATACACAAAGGCCATTTATAGTCTTTGTTTTTGTAATGATGTTTTAAAGAGATAGAAGCACTAATTTCACAATCACCTCTATCTTTGTGTTTTGTTAAAGAAGATCCTCCAATGTAAACTCTATTATATGAATAAGTCGGTTTTAAATTTAAACCAGTTTCTTTTTCCATGACAGGTTTAAGGTATTGCAAAACATGACTATAAATTTGTGAGTCATCAGAGTGAACAGAGAATGACATTGGTGCTTGAGGATCAGGTGTAATTTTAAAATTTTGTATGCTCCACGTAGATAAAAAATCTACTATATCTAATGACAATAAGTTTTTAACATATTTGTATTTGTTTTTTCCTAGTTTATCCATGTTATTATAGAGTGTCTGTCGCCATTTTTTACAGGTAAAACAGCGTGAGGAAAACAAAAGTTACTTGGAAAAACTACAGCAGCTCCTTTTTTCTTTTTTACAGTGTATGAACCTTCTTCAAAAAAAACAAAATCTCCTCCGTCATAATCATCATTTAAAATAAATGATATGCTTAAAATTCTTGGATACAAATCAAAGTGATCTACGTGTATTTTGTACTCACCTTCTTGACTTCCTTTATATAATAAATGCATATATCCTGTGTCTTGTATGGTAGACCCAGAGTGAAACCATGGATGTATCTTTTCATATCTTTTTATTACTTCACCTGTTGCATTAAACAAAACATTGTCAAATTTTTTACCTAAAGGTTTGTCATAACACTTTCTATAATCATTTTTTAATTCTGTTTCACCAGTGCCCGCACTCTGAAATGTTTCATCTTCAGAAGATTTAATAATATCTTCACATATTTTATTATCTAAAATATTATCGAAACAAATAATATAATCAGTTATCTTTTTCATCATTGTAAAATACTCCTCTAAATTGCAGAACTCTTCTTTTGTAAGGTCCTGTAACAGCAGACACTCTATGAGGAACATTGTTTTTTATTGTTACCATTGAATTTCTTACTGGACTTGCACATAATGGTAATCCTCTGCCAGTGTCTATAAGTGTTTCGCCACCCCAATTTCTATTCCATTCATCATGTATATAAAGAGAATAGTTTAATGTCCACTTATCATCTTCATGCCAATTAATTCCAGCGTATTTGTCGTATTCATAATAAGAAAGAATAAGCGACGCGTTTTTTTTAAAAGGTAGCCAAGGACAATTTATTATTATGTTTAAAACTTTTTTAAACATTGGATCGACAAACTCGTAATCACCATTATAGTATGTTGCTAAATTTACAGTATCAACTTGTGCCATAGTGCGATTACCGTAATCATCTTCATGAAGTATTTTTTGCCAATTTTTATGGCTAGAGTCCCTTGTTTTATTTTTAATACTTGCATAGTCATACGAAGATACATCTTTAAATAATTCTTCAGGCAATACTTCATTTATAATCAATGCAAGATCGTCTATGTTTGCGTACAGTATCATTTAAAAACTTTCTTTTTCCACCATATTCTTTTATATTTATCAGACCACAGACTCGCTAACAAACCTAAAGTTTTTCCGTGTAATTTCTCTAGGTAAAATCCCGACCACATTTTCCATGGCTCTCTTCGAAATGGTATGACTTGTACCATCGGGTCACCTTTTTTTATAATAAATTGTTCATCTCTTTTATTTAATAAAAAAGGAAAATGTATTGCATTAATATACTCATCTGTGTCTACAACGCCCGATATAATGTCAAATCTAGGTTCTAATCTATTCATAGGTTTTATAAATAAACAACTATAACCAGGTGGTGTTTTTATTAACCATTTGTTAATAAATTTACCTGCCCTTTCTCCAGATCGTTTGTGCCAGCTCTCTGGCAACTGCGCCTTTGAGTGGTACGATGATTCATCACTTTCTCTATTAGCAGCCGTTATAGTGAAGTCACCCTCAACAGGATCTATTACATAATCTTGATCAAATGGAATTATATATCCAGCAGTCATTGAATCTAAAAAAGGCATACAAGTTTTTAAAGTCGGATCGTGCAAATTACCGTTATAAAATCTCTCTAATTTTTTATACTCATCTGGTATAAATCTTGATGCAGGTTTGGGATGAGGCCACACATTTAGCATCTCGCCATTAGTTGCACAAAAAGTTATTTTATTGTTTATCATTTACTACAAAATTGAAAGACATTGATCTTCTAATATCTCCTTTCTTTTTTGTTTTGAAAGGCATTACAGCATGTTGATGATTAGCTTTGAAAACATAAAAATCACCAACAACAGGATCAAAATGTCTTACTGCATTTCCGTTGTCCCACACAAATCCAAGCTGTCCGTCTCTAAATTTATGTTTATGTTTGGCATCATTTACTATTTCAGGAACTTTTAAAAATAAAACTGTAGACCAACCTGTATTATCATGATGTGTATGTGGCGGATTATACTCACCTTCTTTCATATCATTTATCCAACAGCTTATAATGTTTAAATTTGCAGCTGGTTTATCAAAAATATCAAAGTGATTAGACGCCATAATAAATTCTGATATGTACTTTATAAGAGTCTTGTAAATCTTTGTGTTTTCAATGAAAGTAGTTACGTCAAGCTCTGAATCTATTCTGCCAGCTAGTTTTGATCCTTTAGATCCAAGTTTGTTTTTTTCTAATTCGTAAATAGTATTTAGCTCATTTACTTCGTCTATTGGCACTTTGTATTTTTTTAAAATTTTACCATCTACAAATGTTTTGCTAATCATTAGATTTACCCCACAATCCTAATGATGTTATAATTCTAGGTGTAATTGATATAGATTTATGCAATACACCTGATGGAATGTAAATCATATCACCTTTGTTTATTATAACTTCTGTTGCAATGTCATCTTTCCACACTCTGTACAATGTCTTTCCAAACAAACCTAGTATAAATACGTCTTCTTTTTCAGTATGTGATGGACCAACACTTGTTTCAAAAGATATAAATAAATCCATTCTATCTTTTTCATCAAAAGTGTAATTACCTAATTTAAAAACAAAGTCATGAAAAATTGTAAAAAGTTCGTCATGTTTTGATACTGCTAAAACTTGCCATGTGTCTGATAAAGAGGGTTGTAGTAATGGTTTATTAAAACAATTAGAATAAAGTTGTTTTTCATCCATGAGCTTAGACAGCCAGTTAAAATCATAGTCTTTAGTAACCTCTAAAAAATTTTCTACGTGAGTTAATTTTCTATTTTTAATTCTTATGGTATTCTTATGATCTATCATACTTTCTTTGTATCATTATAATACTAATTTTTTGTCAAGAAAACAATTAATAA